GGTGTAGATGTTGCTGGATTGGGCGGCGTACTGGATTTTGCAATAGCCTTTTGAACTAACAGCAAAGTATCGGAAATGTTGTCTAATCTTTTTCCAAGTTCGCCTTGCAATGCTTTTTCAATCGCCGCGCGAACCATCGCCTGCGAAATCGTTGCCGGATTGCCTTGTCCGCCACTTTCTGCATTTTTTGCGGTAGCAACGTAACTAGCAATATCGATGACGGCTTTTTCCAAGTTTGGTTGATTACTCATTTCAGGCTCTCCAGTTAATTTTCTTTTTTAACTACCCATGCAGCTTGGCAATGGTCTTCTTGCCAAAAATACAGGGTATTGACGGTGCGATAAGCGGCGCGGGCTGCTATTGTTGGGCTGTCAGCCAAGACGGCGCAGCGGTAAATTCTGCTGCTAACGGTTTCATGCGGACTGCCGGCGGCGATGGTATTAACGATTTGACCGGCGGCAATGGCGATATTTTTCAGGTAGTTTTTGATGCTCTGTTTCATATTCAGACGACCTTATAAGCTGATTTCGGTGTTGATGGTGTTTAATTCGTCTATGGTTTTGGCGGCTTCGATTTGTTTTTCGATTGCCTGTCGCTTACCGGCGACGGTGGCGCAAAGGGATTCATAGGCGGTGTTTTTTTTCAGGACTGTGGCTTTAAGTTCGGCTGGGTCGATACCGCGCGATTGGGCGATTTGATTTAAAACCGGCGTTTCTGCGTCGGGAGCTTCCGACCATGCGCGGGCTTCTTTGGCTTGGATTGCCCAACTCTGCACTTCAAAGGCGGGCAGGTCGTCCATGCCGCTTTGTTCATTGACAATTTCTTGTGCTTGTTGGTTGAGGCGAGACAATGCGATGGATTTGGCGGTGGCGAGTTTGGTCTCTTCTGCTTCTGATTTCTTGGCTTGGTTCTCAATCCATTTTTTTCCGTCCCATTCGCAGTATTCGTTCGCGGGTTCAAGCAGGGTTAAGTCGTCTGAAAGGCTGCCTACTTTGTCGATGATGACGGCAACGCCGTCTGCTTTGCGGTACGCTGCCTTGCCTCGATGGTCTTCGATGATGTCCCAGTCTGAGCCATTCCATCGGGCGACATATCCGGCTGAAATTTTTGGCGGCGTGGTGTCAATACAGCCGGCGGGGATCAGGTAGCTACCGTCGCGGGCGTAGATGTCCAATTCGGCATTAATCTGACCGATATAAATATTGTCTGCTGCAAGCTGACAGACTGGTTTAGTCCATTTGATGTTTTGGCTCATTTCTTTTTCCTTTTCCATAATGTCGTCTGAAACGTGGTTTCGGTTTTTCAGACGACCTTTTCAAATTAAATCTTGATGATGTATTTCATGGCCACGTTCATCGGGCGTGTTTCCACGCCGCCTGCCGGGTCGGTTTGTCCATCATCGTCAACTGATACCGTGGATGAGTAACTCCCCCTGTCGTTATTTGTCACTTTTAAAATACCTATCCCGTGACTATGGCTCCGGAACTCGTCCGCCTGCCAACTACCCAAGACGCGCCCTAAATCTCGACCTCTCCCTGCGTCCCAGCCGCGGATAAATTCCCCGCGCAGGTCCGGCAGGTTGAAGGTTGTGCTGCCGTCGCCTTCGCCGTAGCGCGTACCGATAACAGCAAACAGCGTGGCATAGGTCTGACGGGATACCGCCGCGCCGTGGCACTCAAGCCAGCCGTAGGGGACGGTTTCGCCCGCCAAGGCTACAACCGTTCCGCTCGGTGCTGAGATGTTGACAAATGTTTGGTCAACTTTTGCCACCAGTCCGGGTACGTCCCAGCCGATGGAGATTCGATTCTTAGACCCGCTCGAAGATGGCCGTGCCTCGATTGTTTCGGCTTTTAATTTTGACAGGGCATACGATGACGGTACGGTATTGGTGCCGGTGTGTTCGGGATTGTGCGAAATGCTACGCTGCAAGAGCACCGGCGAACTGTCGTATTCGATGCCTCCGTTGTTTTTTAAAGTCAGTGATTTACCGCTTATCCTGTTGCGCAGAAAGACCATATCTACATCGGAATCGATATGGATATATTTGTTTGCGGCGTAAAGCGCAGGCGAGGCTGCCACGGCAATGCCTTTTGTAAACACGGTATTGCCGCCGAATGTTTTGTCGCCGTTGATGGTTTGATCACCGGTAATCTTGACGGTGTCGGTGTTTTCACTGATTTTTTTATCGACGGCTTTGAGACGGATGTTTAAATTGTTTGTCCTGTTGGCGAGTGCCTGCAAAGGCTGATTTATTGGGGCATCCGCGCCGCCAATGACTTTATCGCCCGGTTCAACTAGATAAACATTTTGCGTAAATTCGTTTTTTTCGATTGCGTTTGCCATAATTTTCCTTAAGCTGCGCCAAAGTTGTATTCGCCGTTAAATTCGATTTCGCCATTCCAGTAGATGGCGTTGCTTCTGTAGTCCATCTCGACCAATCGGCAACGGAGCGGCGCGATTTGCTCTAGCCATTTTTTTATCTTTTCGGCCTCTCTGTTTGTAATCGGACGGCTTAGTTTGATTTTGTATTCTGCCCAGTCGCCTTCTTGTCCACCAAAAACGAATGTTCCGTCAAAATAGGCGGTTCCATCCCAATACAGACTGCCGTAGTTTTCAATTATCTCGATGTTGCCATATCCTAAATCTTTGAATAATTGTCGTATTACGGACGGCGTCCCTTTTCTTTCGTGGATTTTGATGTATTCGGCGACAATTCGCCGACGGGCGGCTTCGGTTTCGGCAATGTCCCAGCCTTCATCGCTGCCGATTGAGTTTTCCCACGCCAGCCAAGGTAGCCATTCTAGTGGGCAGTCAACTGGGCGGCGGGTTCGTGCGATTTCATTCAAGTCAAATAATTGCGCCAGTTCCGCTGATGTCAGTTTTGATAGCGCGTGTTGCAATTCGGTGCTGCTGCTTGGTTTTATGCTTTCTGTCATGTCATATTCTCCAAGCTGATTTCGCTGATTTCGATGTATTCCCCTTCGCTACAATTTATGTCTTCTAACGGTGATGCCATTTCGATTTTTTTAACGCCGTCGGTATCCAGCGCACCGATAATTTTTGACAATGCGACGCTTGCACCTAATCTGCTGTTTTTTTCGAGCATTTTTTTTAAGTCATCAAGCTGCTTGTTTTTTACCAATGTCAAATCCGGACCCGATTCGTATCTAATCCTTGAGGCAATCCTGACTGCCTTCGGGCGACCGGCTTTAACTTTTACGGTATCGCATAAGGGGCGGCGGGTCTCCGCGCTCAAATAATCCTGCGCCGCCTGCAAAATTTCTGCTGATGGCACGCCGTCCGCTGCCTTAATAAAGACGCAGACCGTACCTGCAACCTCTCGGACGGCGCGCGCGTCGATGATTTTTGGATGGGCGTCTAATGCATGGGCTTCGTAGGCGGCGCGCGGACCGGCTGCGGCGAGTTTTTCGGGGTAAAGTTGGACGCGACGGCGCAGGTCGTCGTCTGTTTCGTAAAGTGCTTCGACGGGAGGCAGGGCAGTTGGGTCGGCTTGACGCACTATTTTTCTTGTTATCCCCTTCGCGGCGGCAAGGTGGTCTAAATCGCTACCTTGGGCAAATGCCAGCAACGTCGATGCTGCCGCTTGGTTGATGCGCTGCCTAAGTATCATTTCTTGGTAGGCTTGCTGTTGCAGGTCTATTGTCAGCGGCTCTGATTCCAGCGACAGGGTTGCTGCAATGGTTTCTCGGACGGATGATGGGACAAGCTCAAGCAGTGCTGTTTTTTTGCGCTCAAAAATCGTTTCAAAATCTAATTCTTCGATGACTTTCGGGGCAGGCAGGCGGGTTAAATCTATTTCGGCCATTGTCTTTACTCTACTTTGAATATTTGCTCTGTTCCATCTTCAAGGGCGGTATGTATGGCTACTTTCAGACGACCTGCGGCGGCGGCCTGCACGTCAAATTGGATTTGGCTGATTTTGATGCGCGGCTCCCATGTTGCGAGGGCGGTTACTATTGCTTGATGGCTCACTGCAATAACGGCGGGAGTCATCGGCATATCTATCAATTCCGGGAGCAGACTGCCGTAGTCTTCCCGCATTACACGGGTACCGATGCGGGTAAATAGGATGTTTTTGATTGATTGGGCGATGTGGTCGCGTAAGCCGATTGATCGGCCTGTTTTGTCGTCGGTCATTGCGGCTCCCCTGTTGTTCCGCCACTGTCTCCCTTATGGGTATGGGTGGTCAGGTTTATGCCGTTGCTGATGATGCTGCCCGATTGTTGACGAATTGTCCCGTTAATAACGGCTGCCGCTCCACCTTCGCCCCCGCTGCCTGACATACCGCCTTGGTATGTGAGCAGCCCTTTCACATTTAGCGCGCCTTCAATATCGGTTACTGGGCTATCAATAGTCAGATGTTTTGTGTGTACCGTTGCAGATTTTTCGGCAGTGATGTCGGCGGTTTGTATTCCGCTGATTTTCAAATGACGTTGGACGTGGTCGTAGTTTATTTCCGCCCCATCCTGGAATCTGATGATGGTTTCATTTGGGTTTTGTGATGGTGCTGGGTATTGGGTACTGTCGATGCCGCATAAGACGATGCCGTTTTCTGTTTCTCCGCTTGGCGATAAGATGAGGCAGGCTTCGCCTATACTTGGCAAACGCCAAATTGATACGCCACCGGCAGCAGGGGTTTTATATTTCAGCCAGTCCGTCAACAATCCGCCATGTTGTACCCGGATACGGTTTGACACTGGGTCAACCTCTTGCACGGTGCCAATTTTTATAAGGTTCTCTAATTGACGGGCTGTCATGGGATTATGTTGTCTCCGATTTTTATATTTTCTGCTGCCGATTTGCTGGCAAACATGGCTCGTCTTTCAAACCTCCAGCCATTTTCGTTTTGCAATTCGAGATCAACAAACCACAATCCGCAAAAAAACAATGGACGGCTTTTGATTTTCAGTATGGTGCAAGGTTCTTTAAACATGATGCCTTCTCAAATTTGGAAAAGCCGCCGTTGATGGGCGCAACGGCGGCTTTTTGGTAGTGCCGTCTTTCCGGCTGTCATGCTTACAACTTTTCAAGGAGTATCACTTCAGATGACAGGCTTATTTTCACAAGCCCCGCAGATATGGGCAAGTGGCGGCGTTTTTGTATGTGTTTTTTAAGTTTCGATACGGTAAAAATGTAAAAGGTCGTCTGAATTGTTATCAGGCGACCGTTTTTCGTTTTAGATGTTTTATTTGTTATTTAATATGTTACTTTACAAATTAGAGAAATAATTTCTTTTTAAATCATTATCTTTTAATTTAATCCTAATCCCTTCCTCTCTGCCAAATTCTAAAGGCACTGCTTAAAGCAGTGCCTTTTATTTGGCTACTAAAAATTGGGGGCTGAAGCAGATTGGCCTTAAATATCATACTAATGTCTCAGGGTTTTCAATTACCTTTTCGGTACGTCAAAGTTAAAACAAACTTCACATTTCTTCAAAGCTACACAAAAAGATTTTCCAGTTATTTCTGTTGTATTTACGTAAACCTTCTTATCCTCAAATTTTGCAGAAAAAGATTAGGTCACCTGAAAACAAAAACTTTGTTTCAGATGACATTGACAGGTAGGTCAGGCATGTTTTGCCTTGTTTGCGAGCATGGTAAACAGGATGCCCTGCGGTTGAATGACTGATTCACTGGAGTGGATAAGAAAGCCCCTCTTTACTAAGGGGTTAAGACTGGATAACGTGTGCTTCATCCCAGGCCTTAGCATTAAAAACAAAGCTCCCCGCCAGTTGCGGATTTAAAAAGGTCGTCTGAAACTGATTTCAGACGACCTTTCTGATTTAAACCATTAACCGCAATATCGGCAATCCAATATGTCTTTGCGGATGTCGTTCAGCAGGAAGGCTACGGTGTCTTCATGTTCTGCCTGTACGAAAACGAAGAGTCGGGCGATGATTTTGCCGATAAAGACTTTTTGCAAGGCGCAGGCATCGGTCAGGGTGTGTTCCTGCAGGAAGCTGCGGATGTCTTCTGGCAAGGTGTAGTCGCGGGCAACGGCGGCAAAGCGGGCATCGGTTTGCAGGCGGTCGAGCAGGGTTTGGTTTTTGTCCAACTTAATGCCTGCTTCTTTTTCTTCGGCGGTGGCGCGGACGAACTGGTCGTAAATTTCGGCATAAAGCATATCGTTCGGACCTTCGAAGATGGTGAAGGGTCGGATGTCGATAGCGATATTGCTGGCGGTGTGTCCGCGTTCAAAACCCTTCGCGCCCAAGAGTTTTTGCAACATTTGCGCGGCAGCGTAAGTGTATTCCGTGGCGAGGGTTTTGATGATGTTTGCCTCCATCAATTGATGGGCGACGGGGGCAACGGGCGAAACGGAATGGCAGACGTAGCGGTAAAGAATCTCGGAAACCTGATGGCGGCGTTGGATTTCGCGGCGTTCGTAATCGACGAATTTGATGTCGTTGCGGACGTATCGGTTCAGGTTTTCAAGGATGTATTCCATGATACCGTGTGTCATGCCGATCAGTTGCAGGCGGCTGCGGATGAAGATGTTTTGGAACGCGCGCAAGCCTGCGGCGTCGTTCTGAGAGAGTTTCATGACGGCGGCGGCTGGCATTTCGGCGTCTATGCGGTTGACGGCATAACGGACGGCGCGCAAGCCTTCGGATGTAAGGGCTTCGTAGCGGATGTATTGTTTGGGAACGAGCAGCAGGTTGATGACTTTGGAGAGTTTGCCGTTTTTGCGCTCTTTGGCGGCAACGAGGAGAAAGTCGCTCTGCGAGTTGCCCTGCCAATATTTCGCGGCGTTGACGTAAATCGTTTGTTCGTCGATGTATTCGTAGTAGGACTGCATTTCGCGGGCAATCGCCGCGCCGGAGGTTTCGGGTTCGGTAATGCCCAAACCGCCGCCCTCGCCTTCGAAAATCATGTCCAAACCTTGCGCGACTTGCGCTTCGTCGCCGAACTCTTGCAGAGGCTGCAACACCAGTGCGCCTTCGATGCCGGTACGCAGGGTAACGGGCACGCCGTAATGCCCCGCAATCCGCAGGACTTCTTGGATTTCAAACTGGCAGCCCTTGCGGCCGCCGTGTTTTTTGTCGAGGAAGGGCAACAGCAAACCCGCCTGCTTCAAGGCAAGCCATTTGTCTTCGGGCAGGTATTGCATGAGGTTGAGGTCGTCTGAAAAAATGCGGCGGAATGCGGATTCGATGTGCTTTAAAAAAGCAGCCGTGTCCATAGTTGACGGCTGCGCGCTTGATTCGGTGTGTGTCATCATGATTCTCTGTTGAACGGCAGTTATTAGAGTTTAGAGCTAAATTTCTAGAATTTCGATTTATACCACAAACCCGCATAAGCGACAATTGTTATCAGGTATAAACGGAATTTCAGCCTTAAAACATCCATTTGCGCCGCCCCCGATAAACCGATACGGTGCTACCATAACGCAAAACACCGCCGGAACACTGCCATGTATTCACAACACAGCGAACGCCATTTCAGCAACCGCAACAACTGGCTGCGAGCGAGCGTATTGGGCGCGAACGACGGCCTGATTTCCACCGCCTCGCTGCTGACGGGCGTCGCGGCCGCCGCCCCCGATTTTCAAACCCTGCTGCTGACGGGCGTCTCCGCCCTTATCGGCGGCGCGGGTTCGATGGCGGGGGGGGGGAAAGGTTCCGCGTTCACCCCGGCGGGGCCC